GTCGGTGCTTGACCAGTTCGACAGCGATGTCATCTACCAGCAACTAGCGGAGATTAACGCGGTCCCGGCGTCTTGGATGCGTGATCCGGCTGCGATTCAACAACTACGCGAAGGTCGCGCCCAACAACAACAACAACAACAGATGCTCGAGGCCGCGCCCGCCGCTGCTGGTGTTATGAAGGCGCTGAACTAATGGCGGAAGATGAGTTTCGTGATCTCTTTCAGTCGGAGCGTGCAGCGGCAGAAAAGCGGTTCCCCTTCATCGCGCGGTTCCGCGATAAGGTCAATATCGCCCCGACAAAAACTGCAAATAAAGGGGGTCAAGGTGAGTTCGTTGAGGCCGACAGCCCCGACAATCCCATGCCGGGGAAACCGACAATCACGATTGGTGTTAACTCTCACAAACTTAGCGGGGGCGTAACCGACACCATCATCAACGACATGGTTCATGCGGCGGGCCAACTCTCACCCGACTACAGGAAGTTGCGGAAAGAGGTTGTCAGTAATCTCAGCGAGGATGCGTTATCGTTGGCAAAGCGCCGGTATCAAAAAGATTTTAAAGGTAAGTTTTCGGGCAGCAACTTTAGTACGTTTGATAATTTTTTGAATCGGTACTGGGCGGATGGAATAGTTCAACATCTACTGCTTCCTGAGAATTCTGAGATCAATCAGACAATGCAGAGCAGCCCGAAAGCGGTCCCGGCTTTGAACGCCATCAAGAGGTTGTTTGAAACCGGCGTAGCGCCGGGTAAAAGAATAGGGGATGTCTTGAATGAGTAGCGTGGTTCAACTATCGCAACAGGTAAAAGACTTCCTTGTCACCCGTGGACAGGCATACCGTAAGACGTTCAAGACGATCTACGGTGAGCGAGTCTTGACTGATCTGGCGCGGTTCTGTCGGGCGAATGAAAGCACGTTCGTGCCTGATTCCCGCGCTGAAGGAATTTTGCAAGGACGCCGTGAGGTGTGGTTGAGAATATCCAAACATTTAAATTTAACTGAAGACGAACTACAAGCGTATTTCAATCCACAAGGAGAGTGATATGCCAAAGAACAGACCAAGTGCCTATGCGAAAAAGGGTGGTGGAGAACAGCCCAAAACCAACGTGAAACGGAAACCACCCCGTCCAGCAACAGTAAGAAAGAAATAGACAATGGCCGAAGAAGCTGGGTCCGTTGACGCGGGCAACCCAGGGGAAGCTACCGCGCCCTCTGGTGAGACAAGCGCAGACGTTACGGCAGTACCGGGTTCGCCACTAACAACTGAACCCCAAACATCCTGGCTTGACGGGGTAATAGACCCCTCGACAAAAGCCTGGGCAGAAGCAAAAGGACTCCAGAACGGAAGTTTTGAGAACGTCCTTGGAAGTTACCACAACCTTGAAAAGATGGTCGGCGCTGATAAGGCGGGGCGCACTATTACCCTGCTTGGTGATGATGCTAGTTCTGAAGAACGGGACGCCTATTTTAACAAACTAGGCCGACCTGAAAGTGCCGAGCAGTACTCTGTGGCGTTACCGGAGGGTGCCATTGATGACACCCGTTTAAACATGATGCGGAACAAGGCTCACGAACTTGGTATCTCCGATGCACAGTTCTCCGGTCTTGCTGAAGCTGACGCGGCTTACCTTTCGGCCACCCAACAGGGGATGACCGACAAAGCCGCCGTCTCTGCCGTCGATGCAGAAGCACAGTTGCGGACAGAGTGGGGCGCCGCCTTTGACCTTAAAGTGGCGAGTATCGACGTAGCCGCGCACAAGTTGGGTATGTCCGAAGACCAACTGAACGGCTTGCGCGAAGCGATGGGTCCGGTTGAAGCCATGAAATTCGTAGACGGTTTAAACACCAAGATGGGCGACCACAACTTTGATGAGGGTGAGAAGATCATCCCCGGTCACAAGACGCCCGAACAGGCCGAGGAAGAATTTAAGCAGTTGAAAATGAACAAAGAGTTTATGGACGCTTGGATGGACGGGATGCACCCCAGTCATAAGACGGCGGTCGAGAAGAAAGCCGCCTTGTCCCGGCTGTCCGCGGGTATCGTTTAATGTCGAGGCAAGTACGGTTAGAAGCCTTGCAGTTGGCGGTGGCGGTCACTAAAAACCCCGCCGCCGTCGTCAAAAATGCGGAGAAGTTTAAACAGTACATCGAACAGGGCATAGTGACCCCGGTTCAACGCAAACGGCGGAAGGCGACCCCCTACACAGGGGACGACGAGGGTTGGGTAAACGAGCGAAGTGGTGCATCAACGAAAGAAAGCGGCAATGGATTCGAGGGCCCGTGATCGACTGATCGCCGCGAACATGGGCTTCACGGTGCGAGAGTACAAGCAGTGGATGGTTGGGGAGATCAAGCGGCTGAAGCACCAGAAGGTCGCGACTAGGGATATTGCTAGTTGGCTCCGCATACATCGAACGACTGTCGAAAAGTTGGCGAAAGATGACTGAAATCGCCGACGTATTGCGTGGCGCCGTTCTGGAGGCCGGTTTGCCGCTTTAAGTTTTACGGCGGCGACCAACTTGGCTAGAGAGTACCTAAACCCCTTGCGTTTAAACATTATATATGCCAATAATGAAATCAGAGCGCACCATGTGGTGTAGAACAGGCAACGTCGATAACCCAAACGGGCCGACAAAAAAGCCCTAGTATTGGCCCCGCCTAAGCGGATAAGCCTTCAGCTTTTGTTTTAACCGAACAGAAGGAAGGCATATCCCATGTCAAACGAAATCCTAGACTGGTCAGTTATTGACTACAAATCGACTGTTGAGCATCTGCTTCAACAGCGCGGGTCTAAGTTTCGGGGCACTGTCATGGAAGACAGCTATCACGGTAAAAGTGGTGCTGCTGTCAACCAGCTTGGCGCAGTTACGGCACAAGCCAAAACTACTCGCCATGCCGACACACCCCTTATTGAGACTCCTCACGATAAGCGTTGGGTCTACCCCACGGATTACGAATGGGCCGACCTGATTGACGATCAAGACAAGCTGCGCGTAATCGCCGATCCCACTTCTCCCTATGCGATTAATGGGGCGATGGCTCTAGGAAGGGCGATGGATGATCTGGTCATTACGGCGGCAACCGGAACCAGTAAAACGGGCGAGGACGGGACGACTTCTACGGCTTTCCCGGCTGGTCAGACCGCCGGTACGACATCGGGCGGTCTGACGGTTGCTAAGTTGCGAGAAGCCATGCAGCTACTTATTGCGGCTGAAGTCGATGTGGACAATGAACCACTTTATTGTGCTATCGGCGCTCAACAGCATGACGATCTGCTTGGTCAAACCCAAGCCATCAGCCTGGATTTCACCACTAAACCTGTTCTCGTAGACGGGCGAATCAAGGCTTTTATGGGTTTCAACTTTATCGACAGCCAGCGTTTGGCTCTTTCTGGTACGGATCGCACGGTTGTTTGCTGGGCGAAATCCGGCCTTCACCTTGGACTCTGGAACGACATCAATGTCCAGATTTCAGATCGTGCTGACAAGTCTTATTCAACGCAGGTTTACGTCAAAGGCACCTTTGGGGCTACCCGTGTTGAAGAGAAAAAAGTCGTCGCAATCACTTGTTCGGAGGCTTAAACGATGGCTACTACCTATAGCGTCCAAAAAACCAAGTGGGATCAGAACAGTCCGACGGAGAAGATCAAGACCAGTGAGAGTGCTGGTCGAGTTCGTATCGCGTATGCTTTGTATGAAGCGTCTGCGGTTGCGGTTGGTACCATTGAGATGTTCAACCTTCCGAATGACGCGCGTATCCTTTCGGGTGAGTTGGTACATGACGCCCTTGGCGGTTCCACCACATGCTCTGTAGGCCACGCGGCTTATAAAAACTCCGCTGGTACGGTTGTTGCGCTAGACGTTGATGAGTACAAAGCTGCGGCTGCGTCAACCTCAATTACTACGGTTGATATTGCCGCCACTTCGGCTCTCGGTCGCAACAGTGTTGTTGATGCTGACCAAGATGGCATCCCCATCACGGTTGTGACGGCTGGCGCTGCCGCCACTGGTACGATTGAGTTGACAATGTTGTACGTTGTTGACTAAACCCCTCTGAAGAAGGGGTTGCAGCACCACCAATTGCTCAACCCCTTCTTCTTTTTTTGAGGAGAAGACAATGGCTGATGATTATGCGCTTGCGTATAAAAAAGTAACAGAACTGGCCCTGGAGGCAAACGCCCCCGCTTCTGGCGATTGGGGTATTCGTTGGGACACCAGTGCTGGTCAACCCGTTCGTGTTGCGGCAGAGAATCCGCTTCATACGGTCGGCACCACCGCATCTCTCGCGGAACTCAATATGGCGGCGGATAATTCCGCCAACACCGAAATTGTCACCACCACCAACGCTATCGCCGCCGCCGAAAGCGGTACGACTTATATCCTGAACAGCGCCACGGCTTTTGTGTCCACGCTCCCCGCTCTTGCGGCTGGTCTGCGGTATACTTTCTATGCGGGCGCAACTCAGGTTACGGGGGGTAACCACACGATTGTCCCAACCAACGACAACACCATCTTTGGCGATTACAATGTCGCGGGGGCTACGGTTCCGGCTTCGGCTGAAGGTAGTATCAATTGGGTGGCTGACACAATGCTCCCAGGCGATAAGGTCGAGGTTTTTTGTGATGGCACAAATTGGTATGTCAGTGGGTCGGCAGCGGCTTCGGGGGCCATTACGTTCACGACTTAACAGGAGCGTTAGATGACTGATGCGGTAAGCATCTGCAACCTCGCTCTGCAACGGGTTGGCGCTAAGTCTATATCCTCCTTGTCTGAAGATACTACGGCGGGGCGGGCTTGCAATCGCGTCTATGAACAAGCCCGTGATAGCGAACTCCGCGCGCATTCGTGGGCGTTTGCGCGGCAGCGGGTGAAGGTTGCGGCGGATAGTACAGACCCCGTGTTCGGGGCGGCAAAGCGATATGCTTTGCCGTCTGATAGTTTGAGAATACTCCCGACGAACGGGGTAGACGGTACGGACACCCAGGATGATTTTGAGATATTTGGGAGGTTCATTCATACAGATCATAGCACCCCTATTAATCTGACTTATGTCAAACGTATCACCGATGAGAATACGTTTGACGTTTTGTTCGTTGAACTCCTGATCGCCCGTATTGCTATGGACGTTTCCGAAAAGGTGGCGCAGTCGAACAAAAAAAAGGACGACGCCCGACTTCATTACAAAGAGGTTCAAAAAGAGGCCCGGCGAGTCAATGCGTTTGAGCGTCCACCGCAAAAACCACCCGTGGATACCTGGGTTATTGCGAGGCTCTAGTGGCAAAAGTCTCAGCAATCCAGAACAATTTCAACGGCGGTGAAATTTCGTCGCTCCTATATGGGCGCCCCGATGTGGACCGTTACAAGACGGGGTTGAAGACCTGTTTAAACTTCATCCCGCTTATCCAAGGCCCGGTTGAGCGGCGCCCCGGTACGGTCTTTATCAAGGAAGTTAAGACGAGTTCTCTGTCCACTAGGATTGTCCGTTTTGAGTTTTCGACCACTCAAGCGTATATCCTTGAACTTGGGCATCTCTATGCTCGGTTTTATAAAGATAATGGGGTGATTCGTTCATCCACTTCCACCATTTCAGCCGCGACAAAAGCCAATCCTTGTGTTGTAACAGACACAGGTCACGGCTATTCAAACGGCGCGGAGATTTTCATAACTGCTGTTGTTGGGATGACGGAGTTGAACGACAAGTAT